ACCAAGGTGTAAAAGAAGATAGTCATGGTAATGTAAACGTACCAGGCGGAAAAGCTGCCAAATCAGGACCTTCAAATGTTTCTGATCCAGCAAATAGCGATGCCGCGGCTAACAAAAAATCACCAGTGGCGAGTGCATAAGGAAAAATAAATGGGCGTAGCATTAGTAGAAAAATTAAGTTTCGATCAAGCTAATATACAAGTAGAATCTGTTGAAGATGGAGGACAAAAAAATCTCTGTATGAGAGGTATTTTTATCCAAGGTGATGTTAAAAACCAAAATCAACGGGTTTACCCAATGCAAGAAATAAGTAAAGCGGTTAAGTCGCTTAGAGAGAAAATTAACTCAGGGTTTTCGGTATTAGGAGAAGCCGACCATCCAGAAGATCTAACTGTTAATTTAGATCGTGTTTCACATGTTATTACAGAAATGGACATGCGAGGCGCTGATGGATTCGGAAAACTTAAAATTTTGCCGACACCTATGGGTAACCTAGTTAAAACATTATTAGAGAGTGGTGTTAAACTAGGTGTTAGTTCTCGGGGATCCGGAAACGTAAGTGAGGGTGGAAAGGTCTCCGACTTTGAGATTGTGACAGTCGATATTGTCGCACAGCCAAGTGCCCCTGATGCATACCCAGACCCCATTTACGAGAAGCTCCAACATTACAAACAGGGCGGATCGTTAATGGAATTAGCAGAAGCAGTAAGGCACGATAAAAAGGCGCAAAAACACCTTACTAAAGGGATTGTCGGTTTTATCGACAGTCTCAAAATTTAGGAGAATTTAATATGGCAGACGCTTTTGAAGAACTATTAGGTGGAGACGTCCTGTCGGAAGATGTTAAAACTTCATTATCAGAGGCTTGGGAAGCAAAAGTTACCGAGGCTCGAGAGCAGATTACAAATGAAGTCCGTGAAGAATTTGCAGAGCGTTATAATAACGATAAGACGCAAATTGTTGAAGCAATGGATAACATGTTAACGGATGCTATTAAGCAAGAAGTTGAAGAATTTGCTCATGATAAAAGTGCATTAGTTGAGGCACGAGTTCAGTACAAACAAAAAATGCGTGAACACGCAGGTGTACTAGATTCGTTCTTAATGAACGCTCTTAAGAAGGAAATAACAGAACTTCGAGAAGACAGAAACACCCAGGGCGAAAACTTTAAGAAATTAGAGGGTTTTGTTCTGAAACAGTTAACAAAAGAGCTCAACGAATTCCATAGTGACAAGCAAGCCGTTGTTGAACAAAAGGTAAAACTTGTTAAGGAAGGAAAAGAACTCTTACGTAACACAAAAGCTAATTTTGTTAGAAAAGCTGCAGAAAAAGTAGAAAGCATTGTAGAAAATACACTTAGAGGAGAGATTGGTTCCTTGAAAGAGGATATCAAATCAGCAAGGGAAAATGCTTTTGGTAGAAAAATGTTTGAGGCATTTGCTGCAGAATTTATGACAAGTCATTTAGCTGAAGGGACAGAAGTTAAAAAAATGTCCGGTAAACTTAAAGAAATGGAAGAACAACTTGAAGATGCTAATAAACAAATTAGTGAGAAGCAAGTAGCCATTTCGGAAGCAGAAAAGAAAGCTCGCATAGCAGAATCAACTGCAAAGCGAGATAAAATTTTATCAGAATTGCTTGAGCCTCTTTCTAAAGACAAGAAAGATATCATGCAAGATTTGTTAGAATCAGTACAGACTGACAATCTTAAGAAGCAATATGAGAAATATTTACCAACTGTTCTTAATGAAAATGTTAAAAAAGAATCTAAAAAATCAGGTTCTAAAGAAACATTAAAAGAGAACGCACAGCCAAAAGCTAGAACACAGAAAACTGTGGTAACAGGTAATAAAACAGTCCACGTGGATCCGACAACAACGGATGCAGGTGCTGAAATTATTAACCTTAAAAAACTAGCAGGAATATAATTTAAGGAGAATTAATTATGGCAGACGCACTTTTTGAGTCCAACTGGCAACCAACTAAGGACGCTTTGTGCGAAGGACTAGAAGGCAATAAAAAGACAGTTATGGAATCTGTTTTAGAAAATACACGCACAGCACTTATGGAAACATCATCTGCTGGCGCTACTAATGCAGGTAACGTCGCAACTTTGAATAAAGTTATCCTTCCTGTAATACGAAGGGTTATGCCTACTGTTATCGCTAATGAGCTTATTGGTGTTCAACCTATGACAGGTCCAGTAGGACAGATTCATACATTACGTGTTCGCTATGCAGATACCGGTAACGGTGCAACAGCAGGCGAAGAAGCACTTAGCCCGTTTAAGATTGCTTCAACATATTCAGGTATGCCAGCATCAGGTACAGGTTCGGCTCCTAGCCCAACAGGTACAATGGAAGGTATCCCTGGTAATAAAATGTCAATCCAAATCTTAAAGCAAACAGTCGAAGCAAAGACTCGCAGATTGTCTGCACGTTGGACTTTTGAAGCATCCCAGGATGCCCAAAGCCAGCATGGTATTGACGTTGAAGCAGAAGTAATGGCTGCTTTAGCACAAGAGATCACAACTGAAATTGACCAAGAAATTCTTGGTTCCTTGGGTACATTGGCAGGTACTGCTATTGATACATATAACCAAGCAACAGTTTCAGGTACAGCAACATTTGTTGGTGACGAGCATGCCGCTCTTGCAGTTCTTATTAATAGAGCCGCAAACATCATTGCATCACGAACACGTCGTGGCGCAGGTAACTGGTGTGTAGTTAGCCCGTTTGTATTAACAGTACTTCAAAGTGCAACAACTTCAGCTTTCGCAAGAACAACTGAAGGTACTTTTGAAGCACCAACAAACACAAAGTTCGTTGGAACTTTGAATAGCTCAATGAGAGTTTATGTTAACCAATATGCTGCAGATAATGCAAATGTTATTGTTGGTTACAAAGGCCCAGGCGAAATGGATGCCGCATCTTTTTATTGCCCATACATTCCGTTGATGAGCTCCGGTGTTGTGTTAGATCCAGGCACATTTGAGCCAGTCGTTTCCTTTATGACACGCTATGGTTATGTTGAATTGACAAACCAAGCATCGTCCTTAGGTAACGCTGCTGATTATGTTGCAAATATTGGTGTTAATAGCACAAATATGAAGTTCCAGTAATAGTTAACTATTATATGGTTTAAAGGGTATATCTTCGGATATACCCTTTTTTTATCATAAATATTATTGCTCAGAAATGAGTTCGCCCTTTACAGGGAAGATGACCTAGAACGTCAAAAGGAGAAAATTATGGGAAGACCAGTCAACCCTCGTTATATAAATCAGTCAGAAGCCGCAAATAATACACTAGCAGGCGAAACTGCTGGTAATGAAAAAATTCTTGGTATTTGTAAAATTGGATCAAATGCCGCCGATGAATATACTATTCTTGCACAAAAAGGATCTAACAAATTTTTAGTTAGAGACAATGCAGGAAACGTAGGTACTTGTACATTAGTCAATAAACCCGAACAGGCAGGAAGTGAAAATACTAATCCAGCATTAGATGCAGATGAAATGATTATAAACTGTAAAGATAGTGCCAATGCTGTTCATAGAGTTATGAAACTTATGAATAGATCATTATACTATCAAAAAGACAGTGAAACTACCAACAATTTAGCAGGTTGGGGTTTTGGAGCCGCAGCCGCTGCTACATCTAGTAGTATTGAAGTTGTTCAATTAGAAGAACTTGAAATTGCTGGTACCGGATCTGAATTTAAATCAGACTAATATTTTATGGGGCATTTCTTTGCCCCATTTTTTCGATAAATATCTAAGTTAGCCTTAAGGAATATATGAATGGCCATAAACTTAGACCATCAACGTGACAAATTATCTACAACTAGTCAGCTTTTAACTTTAAATACAACCGGTGCTTTAGTACTGCCTTCTGGTACCACGGTTCAAGCAACATCAACTATCGAAGGACAACTTCGATACGATACCGACAAAACTAAATTACAACAATATATTAATGGTGCTTGGAGTTCTGTAAGTACGAAAGAAAATTTATCAGAATTAGAAGATGTTACTTTAGTAACGCCCGGCGGAGGAGCAGAATATTTAAGATATAATGGCACTAAAATAGAAAATATTGCATTAACATTAAATGAATTACATGATGTTAATACAACAACAGGTCTTCAAAACGGAACTGTTTTAAAATATGATAGTTCGAATACATTTAAACCTTACGTATTAGAATTAAATGATTTGTCAGACGTTTCTGTTGTAGGTACCCCAGCACAAGGAAAAGTTTTAGAAACAGATGTTAATGGTACATTTAAATTAGCAGATCCTTTTACTAATGCTACATTTGATGCAAGATTTAATTTAAAAGATACAAGCGATTTACAAGAAGGATCAAATTTATATTATACTGATGAACGAGTAGATGATAGAGTTGCAACATTAATTCAAAGCGGTACAGGCTTTCAAACAATATATGATGATTTACAAAATAAATTAACTGCAAGTGTAACATTAGGTGCGTTTACAACATCTGATTTAATAGAAGGTGCTAATCAATATTTTACTCCTAGCAGAGCAGATGCAAGAATATCGGCTGCATCTTTAACATTATTAGGAGATGTTGATACTGTAACAAGTAACGATGATGATAAATTTTTAAAGTATGATCATACAAATACAAAATTTGTTTGGTCTACGGTACCGGCCGCATATACTTCGACAAATTTTGACACAGATTTTGGTAATAAAGATACAGACGATTTGTCTGAAGGAACTACAAATTTATATTATACTCCTACAAGATTTAATAATGCATTTTCTAGTAAAAAACTTAACGAACTTAATGATGTTTCGGTACCTAGTACTCCTAGTGCCGGACAAGTATTAAAATGGAACAATTCAGGTTACTGGGAAGCCGGTACTGATACTGCAATAACAATAGGTACAGGACCTGGCCAAGCAATGGCAGGTAACACAACATTATATACTTCTACAAGTTTTGATACAGATTTTAATGCAAAAACAACAGATAATTTATCCGAAGGTACTACAAACAAATATGCTTCGAATGCAAATGTTAGAACAAAATTATCGGGTACTAATCCTATAATTTATAATACTACAACAGGTGTAATAGGGTGGAATGGAGATACCGACGATGTTCCAGAAGGTACTACAAACAAATATTACAGCTCTACCTTATTTGATGCTGATTTTAATAATAAAAGCACAGATGATTTACCTGAAGGATCAACTAACAAATATTACAGTAATACGTTAGTTGATGCTAGGATTGCACTAACAGGTCTTGCAGACTTATCTGATGTAGATTCTGTGGATAGTTCTAAAGATAATTATGTATTAACATACGATCATGCAAATACTAAATTTGAATGGTTAAATCCTTATAGCACAGAAGAATTTCTTGTAGACTTTGCAAACAAAGATACAGATTCTTTAACAGAAGGAGATGATAATTTATATTTTACACCTGCACGGGCAGATGCTAGAATTGGCGCTGCAAGTTTAGGAGATCTATATGATGTTAATACAATAGGAGCAATAGATGGACAAATATTGCGTTGGGCTTCGGGTACTAGTTCGTGGATACTAAGTTCGGATGCAGGTTCAACTAGTGGAGGTAGTCAAGGTTATGGATTTTTAAAAGGGCTTGAAGATGTAAATGTTGGTAATCCAGGATCTTCTCAAGACGGATTGCATTTAGTATGGAATAATAATACTTCTAGATTTATATTTGGTTCGGGTGTTCAAGCACAAGGACCTACACAAATGGTTTCGGTTGTTAGCGGTAAATTAGCATTAAATGGTAATTCTCAACAAACTATAAGAATATATAAAGGATTTCTATATCATTTTATACAAGAAGATACAAGTAATGTAGATAATAACATTTATATTTCTACATCTCCTACAGGTGGTCCTGTAACAACTGCAATGGTCGGTACAACTTCTGTTAATAATTCAACATCAGTTTCAGGTTCAGGGACTGCATTTACTACTGAAATTTCGGTAGGTGATTATTTAGTTCTTTCGGGGGGTGATAGAGCTAAAGTTATTCAAAGAACAGATAATACTACATTACAAGTCGATAAGGCAATAGGTGATGGAACCTCGCAAACATTATCTAAAATACCTAGCAATTTACCAGTAGTAGGAGAATATACTTCTGGAATATCTTCTTCAGGTACTGTAGGATCAGGAAGTATTGATACCGCATTTGATTTATTATTTAATGTTCCTATGGATGCTCCTGTTAAATTATACTATCATTCTAGAATAAATCCTAGTATTGGTGGTACATTAAATGTTGATATAGAAGGCGGTAATGCATATCAACAAATTACTGTAACAGATAATAGTGGTTCGGGCGGAACAGGCAGTTCTAGCGGAGCCCAGTTAGTAGCGGCATCTTCTGCAGATACATTAACATTAATTGCAGGCGATAACGTATCTATTGTTAATAGTCAAAGCGGTGGTGGAGATGACCAAATTACAATAAGTTCTACTGGTGCAACAGGTACAACATCTACATTAGGTACTCCTGCCGATACTACGTTTCATGATGGAGCATATTTACAAAAAAATCAAGCGTACAGTTCAGGTACACCACTATCAGGATTTGATACTTCAGGTACTGTAACTGAGGCGTTTGATGCAGTTAATGAAGTAATGCTTAATATTAGAAATGATACATATGTAAGACATGCAGATTTTACAGCAACACCACTTACAGGAAATGCTCCGTTGGCAGTTACGTTTACTTCAACAAGTCAATATAATGCAAATCAGTATATATGGGATTTTGGAGATGGGAATACTGCAACAACATCAACTCCTACTACAACTCATACATATGCTGTTGCAGACCAAGGCAATTCTCCGTTCACTGTAGAACTAGAAGCAAAATGTACGACTGCATTAACTTCAGGCAGTGAAGGAAGTTTTGCAAAATTTAAAAGAACAGATTATGTAGTAGTATATGCACCGACTCCAATACCTAGTCTTTATGCAAGTGATTCAACTATAGATTCAGGTTCTTCGACTAGATATTATGTTCAAAATACACAATATGCAACTACATGGATGATAGATTTTGGTGACGGAACTGTTTATCCTACAGGAGCAAATGCAACCGATCCTACAGGTTCTTCTAATACTGCATGGGCAAATATAAGTTCAGTTACGTATATAGATCACACATATACTGTATCATTAGACACTAGATTTACACCCATATTGTACGTATATGGGCCCGCTGCTGGTACAGATGGTACAGGTGAGATAGTTAACCAAACAAGAAGTAACTATATGAATGTATATGTTGCTCCTTCTTTAACTTTTAATTCTACTACTGCAACTGGTACTAGTGACGAAGCAAGTGATAACGTAGTAGCCGGTTATAGTAATACAGAAGGTTGGAGAGTAGCATTTACACCTACTGTACCTAATATGGGAACATGGGGAAATGCTTCTTATGAATATGATTGGGGAGATCTTAAAACAACTGTAACTGGTATAACTTTAGCAACTGCAGAAATACAAGATAATGCATGGGTAGTATTAACACCTTCTACAATAACAGTAGCAGATGGATCTATTTTTAGTAATGGAGATCGAATATTATTTCGAGACGTTGCAGGAACTACACAAATAAATGGTAGAAAAATTTATGTAGGGGTTAGTGGTAACACATTAACATTATATAATCAATCAGGATTGACATCATATTATAATAATAGTTCATGGAGTGCATATACTAGCGGAGGTACTGCAACATCTTCTTTTTATCAAATAACCGATTATGGTACTAGTGCTGCAGGAACTCCTAGCCAAGCAGTAGAACATTTTTATAAACACACAACAAACACCGGAGCAGACGAAACTTATACATGTAAATTATATGTTGATAATGGACACACATCTGCACCAATATCAGACACAATAACAATAACAGTAAAAGCAGATCCTAGAGCAGATTTTACAGGTGTTACTGTAAATGATTCAGTAGGACACACAAATTACAGTTCTCAACAAATAGGTTTTGAATTTATAGGATATGATGCTAATGATTATAGTTTGTTTACTTTTGCAGATGCAAGTGTAAATGCTAATACGTATGCATGGGATTTAGATGGAGGCACTACAACCGCTTCGACACAAAATGTTACAAATCATAATTATGCAGCAGGAACATATACTGTAAAACTAGAGGCAAGTGGACCTAATTCAAAAACTACAGGTAGTGTACCGGGTAGAAGTGGAACTTTTGTTGACGACACAGAAATTAAAACAAATTATATAGAAATCAAAGTGGCGCCAACAGCGCCGGCTAATATGACAGGGAAAACTATGAGTTTATCTTCGGTCGGAACAAGTCCTAAGCTCTGTTCTGACACAACAAATAATACAAGCAGTTCTGTCACTGCTGGTACTGATGTAGTTAGGGTGACTAACTCCACAGTTCAGTTAGGCGAACTAAGTGATTATGTTAATAAAATAGCATCTAACGGATCTACAACTGCAACATTAATAGCAAATATAAATGGAGCAGGAGATGGAACTATACAATTAAATGCAACAAATCAAACTAATGCAACTAATGGTTCTTTAACTATTACTGCTGATGTAGATGCAAATACATTAACAGTTCATAAACCAAATATACCAGAAAATTTTTATAGAGTTATAAAAGCACAAGTAGAAAAAACAAGTACACCTGCAGGTTATAACGAATTTAAAATTACACATTCAGATAGTTCGGAATCTAACACAACAAGTTTTGTACAAGATCCTGTTACAGATGCACCAACAATAGCAGGCACATGGACAGTATCTCAAGTTAGTGCAGGAACTTTGCGAACAATGTCTTCTATACCTTTTTATAGATCAAGTGCTATTATTAAAGTAAGTGGAGTAACTGTGAGTAATTTTACCGGAGAAGCATACAGGCATAATGGAAATATACAAATAGAAGATGTTAATTATGGCAACGGACTATCGGATGATATGTTTTCTCCAAAAACATATTCTTATGTTGATGTAGGATTAACAAATCCACCACCAAAAAATGTAGGAGTAAGTTCTGCACATGCGTTAAGTGATCTTAATATCAATATGACAGGTGGTAATACATTAGGTACAGGATACTTTAGAATATTTGCTCAAAATTGTAATGGCGATGGTTCTAAAGTTAACAGCACACAACCAATACACTTTTGGCATGACTCTCCAACATTAGACGAAACTGCAATTCCAAATAATATGTCTTCTTTAGGATCGGCAGTATCAGGAGCAGCAAATGCTAAAAGAATAGATTATAATTGGCCTACAAATACAGATACACCAGACTATTCAAGTAATGCTAGTTCGGATTTTTATTCTACATATGCATGGAGTTCATTGTCTGCTGTAATTAATAGAGCAGAGGCAGTATGTTACCTTAATGAAATTAAACATATGTTAGATGATTTTAGTAGTTATCTTCCTGTAGGTCCTAATTTAAGTACAGGTAGAGGCAGTGGCACACAATACTTTACATTTGCATTTAAACGTAATGCTATTGCTAAGTTTCAAATTAAATTATCAGGAGAAGTTACCTCATTGTTTATAGCAATACCTGGGTACACAACAGACAGTACCAGTACATTAAATGGCTGGCTTGATTGTAGCACAAATTTTGGTGGTGCAGGTTTTCCAGGAGCAGATTTAAATGCTGGCGGTAACGGTTCAAATGGGGTTAGAAACCTCGGCGGCGTCACAGAACAAGGTACATTTGCAGTTAATACAAATGCAAATGATCAAACATGTAATGTTCAATTAGGAACGGCAAATACCGGCAGTACAACTCATAAAGTTGTGTTAGTAAGGTTCGGAATTGCGGTAAATAAAAAAGTAACTGCCCTTTCCATAGAGGATTATTGAGGAGTAATATAAAATGGCCATTTCGCAAACGGTCTTAACAAATAGACTAGATAAAAAAGTAAACTACGGTAAAGCTAGGACGGCTTTTGATGCACAAAAAGGTCCTATTAACGAGGCAATAGCATCTCCGTTATCACAAGGAACTCATCAATTTTGGGTCCAATCAGAACAAATACCTGCATTATCGCCATCTACTAC